TTCTTAGTTACTGGTGATCCGCTTACATCGTCAACGATTGGTAAAACATCTGCCCCGGCGGGTGATGGAAGGTCACTGAGATCGGTTATTTTTTTATTAGCCATTTTATTTAATTAGTTAAGATTGGTTCGCTTAGTTCGGTATATAAGACTTCGTCTGCCTCGGTGGATAAATAAGGTGGAATTTCAAATCGAATGAATGCTCCAGCCTCTGTCTGTAAAAATTCGCCCGCCTCTGTTCGCAGGACTCCATCAATAACAGGTCCAACCACTGAGTCGGGATCATAATCACCAATGTGAAGTCCTAGACCGAAGTAAGGCATTCTTTACGCCTTGTAGAGGATCGCACTTCCACTCGAAAGAGTTATGCTAGTGAATGGTAAATACAGCACCTGCCCCTGGCTGAAGGTGATTAAATCACCAATCAAGTCGGACGAATTTTCCATCTGTCCCGTGATTGCTCCAACCACTGAATCCACAGTGAATTGAACTGCGATAAAGTCGCCTGTGTTTGCACCTGTGCCATTAACATAGACGCAACCATTTGCTCCCATGCTGTTAGATATATTGAATGATGATATGCCCATTTTATGATGTGGTTAAAACTGAAATGCCGAACGAATAGCTCGGATAAGTGTTAAAGGTTATTTTGTTTTGCGATTGTAAGCGTTCTGCCCGATCAATCTCTAATGCGAGATATTCTTCCGCCCTGTTCTCCTCCTGCATGGCGGCTTCTGTCTGTCCGTCTCCACGAAGAAAGTCGCTGAGTCCACCGGCTACCAGGTAATTAGCTAAAAAGTCAGGCACATTCGATTCCTCTCCTGCATCCTTTCCATAGGTTGGCCGAACTGCGGTCCCTACAATAAAGACAGATGATACCGAACTGTTTGCCGGTAAAATTAAATATCCGTCCAGTAGCTTAAAATCTAACAATACCGCCGTGCTGTCAGTAAATGGATTCTTCGTGTAAACCTGGTGGATCTCCATGATGTTTAAATCATTGTCGATCTGTACTGCCTTATCTGCCGTGGGGTCAGTAGTCGATCCGACTGACTTCTCTACCAGTTTGAGCAGTTCAGGCCATTTGCATCGATGCCAGGCGGTCTGTGCTCTACTGTTTAAAGACTCCTTGAAGAAAAATTCATCGACTTCAGTCAAAGTCGCTAAACCAGCCGCCATTTTGAAGCGTTTTTCAAGCGACTCAAATGTAACTGTTCTAGCCATTAATGATTATTGAACATTATCCACACCAGCACCGGCTACAGGTGATCCGCCTGCCTGAATGTTATGTCTACGGAATTGAGATGGAGCACGATATTGAAGAATGTCATTCCTAAATTGCCGACCTTGTTCACGAACCATATCGATTTCTTTTACTAGAATCATTTCGGCATTTTGCTCCTCGACCATTGCTTTTTCCGTCTGTCCGTCTCCACGAAGGAAATCGGCATAACTGCCCTGCACCAAGTAGTCCAAAAGAAAGTTAGGCACTTCGGATTCATCTCCAGATTCGTCACCATAATATCCTGAAGTGGCCGATCCCGAGTTTATCTCTCCTCGCAAGTCTTTACGATAAGTTACAAAAACATTTACTCCATTCAAAGCTGTTGGTTCAATAATCTTAACACTTGGATATCCGCCGGAATCTAATTCTGTAAAAAATGTATATTCTTCAGGATACCTGGTGGACGATGGATCAGCCTTATGAATACGGAAAACAACATTGGCATCGTTATCCAATTTATTAGATGTCCCGTAGACGCGAAGACGATTTGCATCTGAAGTCACCACTGCCACGCTTTCACCGATAATGGTAAACTGTGGCCACGGATATCTTTCGTGAGCAAGTCTTGCCCTGCGATTTACTAAATCTCGGAGGAAACTTGCGTCAGTAGTTTGAAGTGATTCTAGTCCAGCTAAAGCCTGAAATCTTGATTTTAACTGGGAGTAGGTTGCTGTTGCGTAATTTGCCATGATATAAAAAATTAGTGTTTAACTTTGCACTCGGGGTTCGATTTCTCGAAGTCCTTACGAAATCCTTTGTCCGCCCAGCATCCAGGTCTTTCCTGCTCATGGCGGACATATGTGGTTAAGTCTGTTACCCGAGCAAGTCGAAAGTCGCCTTTGCCTCCTTCAAACGCTTTGGCGGCCTTGCGGGCCTGCTTTTGGCGTTGTGCATATCCAGCCTTTTCGCGGACTGCGGCTCGCTCGTTTTCCTTACGAAGGTAATAAGCGATTTCGTCCTGTGACGATCTGCTTTTCTTACCTCCCCTTACGATGATATTTAGACTCATTTAAATGGAAAAAGGGGAGCCGGTCTAACCCTAAACCGGCTCCCCAATAACAACATGAACAATAATAAACCCGAAGTGTTTAAACGATTGACCCCAAGGCTCTAGGATTACCTACACGAAGCGTAAGCATTGCCTCAGTGAAAGCTCTTTTGCCCGCTCCATTGTCAGGAAGATCCACTACGGAAATGCCTTCAAGGAACTTGAGGGAAACAGTGTCATCGTCAGGGATGAGGTAAGCACGATCTGTGTTTACTGTTCCTTCTGCTGTGTCAGGACTGGAAGCCGATCCATTCACACGACCCAAGAAAAGGTCAGGAATGATATCGATAGAGCCAAAATCGCTGACATAATGAAGAACTGAATTAACCAAGGTTTTTCCGCTTACATCTTGAGTGAAGCTGTAAACAGGATTGTTGGTAACTGCGGCACGGGTGTAGTCAGTAATGGCGTTCATTACTGCTGGACCAGCGTACAATTTGTAGGAACCTTTAGCACCACTTGCAGTGTAAACTGCTTGCAGTAATCCACGAAAAGCAGACTCAGTTAAAGAACCAAGAGATACGCGAGATCCACTAACAGCACGAAATGCTTGTTTAGCACTTGTATCGAAAGTATTTCCGGTCGCACTCGGATTTGACCAAGTCCCTAACCCGCAGAGGGTAGCTCCAGCGGAAGAAGTTCCGGCGGCTTGATCGTTTCCTGAAGCGATAGCAGTTTCGATTGAGCGTTTAAGCTGAATTAAGCTTTTTGCTTTGGAAGCGTTGAATAATCCACCTTGTCCACCAGGAGCGACATCAATCATCTCAGCCTGACGCGAGACGGAGAATATGTCTCTGATGGTTTGGACTCGGTTACCAAGTCTTGCACGAGAGTCGATCAAGTTAGCGGCATCGGAGATCGTGAGATCAACGCCGTCAATTGTTCCTCCAATCTCGGGGTCTGAGAGTGAGTCTACCAACCACTCGTTAAGAGTTGCCTTTGGAGCTTCGGATTGTGAGAGAGTAGAATACAGAGGTGTTTCAGTAGGCTCTACGGTTTTCAGAAGTGATTCTAAATTTTCGCGAGCACCCTTAGCACTTGTTACATTGTATGAAGTAGCAATAGCCATTTTAAGTATTTCCTTATTTTAAGATTTTAAATTTTAGTCCGCTAGAAATGCGGCAAGATCGTTAGCCGAGAGTGGTCCTTTCCGATCCAGGATTTTTGCTTTTTCTTTCTGCTTCCGAGTGGCTGAGTTTTCGATTGGCGGGGATGCATCTCCTCCATCGGTTGGAGGTGGAGCCTTACGCTTTTTGACTACCTTCTTTGGTGCCTTTGCGGTTTGCTCGCTTTTCAATGCTTCTATCCCTCTGACAAGGGTGGCGGCTATAAAGTCACCATTGGGGAGATTATCCAGTACATTGCCGTATTGGCCTCGTAGCTGTTTATAGGTTTCTCTACGGGATTCGGATATGTCATCATCTTGCGATGAATCCATCCACGGATGGGTGTTGATTGTATCCCTACTCCACTGGCTTTTTTCCCTTAGATACTCACTCCTCTGAGGAATCTTTTCGGTAAGGTATTCGTCAGCCTGGGTCAGGATATTGCGAATATCATCATCGCTATATTCCTTGCCATCGACCTCTACGAAATCCTTGCCTATGTGTTGAAGTGCAAATTTCTTGGCCGCCTGTGCTTCCCGTTTCAAATTTTCCAAGTCTTCAAAAGACTGGATATTTTCTAGCTCGGGTTGAGCAGACTGTTGGCTACCACCTGATTGATTTGTCTTTAGATTATTAATCTCAGCTTTTAAGGCCTCGACGGTTTCTTCCGCACTTTTCGCTCGGGCAGTCAGACGATTGATTTGTCTCAATGTCTTCTTCATCCCTTTCGAAGTGACTTCCGCCTCTTCTTCAACCTCTTCCTCTTCGGTATCCTCTTCCGTTTCCTCCTCTTCTTCGGTTACAGACT